CAAATGAGCAAGAGTGATTGGGACATGAGCACTAACTTGCATGCCGCTATGGACAAGATCCTAAGCGTTGCAGTTAAGGGCGCAGTGCCAGCCAGCGACATGCCAGCCATGTTGCTGATCTTGTCAGACATGCAGTTTGACCAATGCGCCCGTTACGACGACAGCGCAATGGAAATGATCGAACGCAAGTTCGAAGCCGCAGGCTACTCTGTGCCACAGATTGTTTTCTGGAACCTAAACAGTTCAGATAACGTACCTGTAAAGGCAGACAAGAGTGGTGCCGCATTGGTAAGTGGATTTAGCCCAAGTATAATGACCAGTTTGCTGGCCGCTGATTTGGATCAATTCACTCCAGAAGGTATCATGCTTAAGACTGTAATGGTCCCACGCTACGATATCTAAAAAACAATGTTTTTGGATAGCACCTTTGGGTGCTATTTTTTTAGATTAACAGACGCTGTAATAAATAGTTATATTGTACAAGAACAATGATAATTTTAAAGAAAATGTTAAATGAGTGTAGAGAAAATAGAATATTATTTAGGTAAAGATGAGTTTAAAGACAAGTACTTTAAATCGGAGTTTCCTTCTGCATATCAGGACATATTTTCAAAAAAAATAAATCCTGAAGAATATCGATCTGCCGTGTTACGAATAAATCAATGGTATCCTGATATAACTTTTGCTTTTAATAACCTTGGTTATAGAAGTAATTTTGATTACAATGTTGAAGAATTAAAAAACAAAAAAATAATATTATGTTTAGGTTGTACTGATACTTTTGGTATAAATCTAAACTACAATGATATATGGCCTACCAATCTTTCGAAACAGATGCCCGACCACGTAGTGTTAAACATGGGAATAATTGGAGGGAGTTGCGATACAATGTCAAGGGTACTTGTAAAAATAACTCAAGTATTGAGTGAAGAGATAACAGCAGTATGTGTCCTTTGGCCGCATAACAACAGGCGAGAATTTGTCAGTAAAGAATTTACAGGAATAATTACATCTCATGATGGAGAAATAGTTCCGTACGAAGATTATTGGGATTTTATAGATTGGAAATCAGATAACTACAACATTTTTAAAAATAAACACCTAATAACAAATATTGCCAAAGCTAATAATTTTAGCCTGTTTGACTTAACAATAAACAGATTTGATAAACGTGTGCCGTTTGACTTTGCAGGAAAATACTATGCATTGGGTACAAATAGTCATACTGCAATTTCTAATTATTTTTATAAAAAAATAATGGGGCTTCCGAGCTTATTTGAAAATGGCAAGTAAAACTACATTCTTTTTTTATTTTTCCGGTGGCAATGCAGATTCTATGGTAAGTATTAAACATAAAAAATATTCCAAAATAGATGCAAAAGTAGATAAAGTTATTGAGTTTGATTCTTATTCAAGTTGGTTCGTTCCTACTGCATTTGAGATTAAAAATAATTCAGCCAATAGCATAGTTTTCATTGGTGTAAGTTCTTTTGTAGAAGGTATATCAGCTAAAAAACAGCTATTGAAAACACTGAGCAAAAAGTTAAACGGAAATCATATTACAGACTTATTAAATACAACTACCTTAAATTCCGGCGATGAACTTACATTACGATGCAAGGGATATATAATCAACCTTAGTTAGTTTTATAAATAAACTGCGGCTGTAGTTTATATGTAAAACATTGCCTCCAAGCAAAAAAGAAAGTTCGTTACTTGCCCGGCCGCTTCAATTATACCCAGGACCTATGGTCCTATTCTTTTGATTATGCGACAGTTGACACTTTAGTTAAAAACCAGTATAATACTTACATTGTACAACAAAAGGCAACTATGGAATATCTTGTAAAATCGCGCAGTGAAAAAACTAAAAAATTTATTAATGCTATTTTACCAAGCATGATTCGTCAATTAGGGCTTGAACGTAGTCGCAAGTTTTTACTAATTGATGTTTGTCGTCTTGAATCAGATAAGGGATTAACTACGCCATTAAACGGATTAGATTCGTATGTAATTGCTTTACATCCTGCAAAGTGGCAAGAAATGGGCATTACCTTAGCACACGAGATGGTGCATGTTAAGCAACTTGCCAAAGGCATTTTGAAAGCAGATGGCGGTGATAAATGGTGGAGAGGCAAAAAGTACAGTAAACGTACTAAGTACTTAGATATGCCTTGGGAGATTGATGCCTTTGCAAGGCAAGAACTTATTTTTCGTAGATCATTAGAGGAGTAAACAAATGAAAAAAAGAGAAGTTATTGAACAACAATTAAATGAGGCTGTCGAAGAAGCCGCAGAATTTTATCTGTCTATCGATGGTGATACAGATAATCCAGGATTTATGGAACGTCGAGATAAAATTATGACGTTACATTTTGAACTTAATTTAACAGTTCGTTTAGGAAATAAAATCAATTAATAAACATCGGAGCGAGTATGCCTTGGATTGAAAATGTAGCAGCCGCTGACATCCCAACGGGATTTCATCATGCGGCTGGAGAGAATAGTATGCTGATCAGCATTGTTGATCCAGCAAGTTGGCGCCCAGAAGCCAAGCATCAGTTTAAAGAGCGCCACAACTTTGAGTTCTTGGACATTGAAGAAAAAGACTTTGCCTTGGATGAAGCTATGCGTTGTAGTCATGAGCAGGCCGCAGAGCTTGTTCGACTACTGCAACACGCATTGGAAAACCGCATGAATGTAGTTGTTCATTGCTACGCAGGTATTTGTCGATCGGGTGCGGTCTGTGAAGTAGGAGTCATGATGGGTTTTGATGACACTGAACGATTCCGCAGTCCAAATCTTTTGGTTAAGCATCGTATGATGAAGCATTTGGGGTGGACATATGATCCGGATGAAAAGCCAAATATCGATGACTGGCGTACATTTAAATCGGTTGACTAATCTGCAAACCTGTGTTATAATGTTATATTAAACAGTAAAGGACTACTATGGCAGGCAAGGCAAAATCGGTTTATTTGACTATAAACCCAAAAGGTACATTTAAAACAGTGTTCCACAAGGTGTTTTTTGATGCCAAAGCATACAATGAATATGTTAAGTCAGATGAGTTCAAAGCCAAATGGCCTGCAGAAGAGTTTGATATTGTAAAAGAAACTTATTAAAGAAAGGAGGCTAATATGCCAAGTGTATTCTTAGTAAGCGACACGCACTTTGGACACACAGGTGTATGCCGCTTCACACGTAACGATGGTGTTACAAAACTTCGTCCATGGGATAGCCCAGAGGAAATGGACGAAGCTATGGTTAAGGCGTGGAACGAACGGGTAAAACCCACTGACAAGGTCTATCATTTGGGCGATGTTGTCATTAACCGTAAAGCGTTAAAAATCATGTCGAGATTAAACGGCGACAAAGTTTTAATTCGTGGTAACCACGATATCTTTAGGGACGACGAGTATCGCTTGTACTTTAGAGAACTTAGAGCTTATCACGTTATGAACGGTATGATCCTTAGTCATATTCCGTTACATTCAGATTCAATGGGCCGTTTTGGTACTAACATTCACGGACATACTCACGCAAACCGCGTGAAGAAGGCCCGTGGTGTTGATGTACGTACAGGAGAAATCCTTTACAGCGATGAAAACGACGTTCGTTACCATTGCGTTTGCGTGGAACAAACTGACTTTGCTCCTATCTTATTTGAGGACGTCATTGCTCGAATTGAAGCCGAAGGCGGTTCGGTTGGATTTAAAAACGGCAATGGTCCCACAATGTAATATGACATATATCACAAACAAATACAAATCAATCCGACTGCCCAACGAGCCGGGCATGTTGGAATGGTTAGTAGAAATGTATCCTAATTCAGGATACTACATTGTAGAGGTAGTATAATATGCTAAAGTGTTATCAACTAATCGGAGTTCCTGGTAGTGGAAAATCTACTTGGGTAGATGAACAAGACTGGGCATTGACCTGTGCTCGTGTTAGCACAGACAAGTGGGTTGAGATCTATGCTAAGGAAGTGGGTCGCACCTATTCCGAAGTGTTTGCAGATTTTATGCCTACTGCTGTGGATCTTATGGCTAAGGAAGTTGTTGCAGCTCGAGACATGAATCGTGATATAATCTGGGATCAAACAAGTACCACTGTTAAAAGTCGTGCTCGTAAGTTTAACATGTTGCCGGACTACTATCATATTGCTGTAGTGTTTCGTACTCCTGAGCATAAAGAACTTATGCGTAGATTGATGAACAGGCCCGGCAAGGAGATTCCGGATCATGTTATTGCCAGTATGATTGCCAGTTGGGAAGAACCGACTGAGGATGAAGGTTTTAGAGAGATGTGGTACGTATAAAATAGGACCTTCGGGTCCTATTTTTTTGGCTATGCATTCTTAATACTATAAATATCAAGTACATTTGGAGTGGCAATGAATTTATTTAGGAATCGAACACAGGAAGAGCGTGATACTATTGTGTCAAACTTTAAAGATGCGGTTAGTCTTGAGCAGGTACTGACTAAAGACGACATTAACGAACTATTAGAATTATATAAAACTCGATCAAATAAAATACACAAGAATACAGGTCCAGTAACAAGTGAGTTACGAGATGATTTTAACAATATTCCCGTACTTAAAAAGATTTTTGAAAAAGTAAAAGAAGAAATTGGTGAGTGCAAAATATACACTGCTTTCTTTTTTGATGTAGTTAACCCGCATATTATACATAATGATGATGATAAATTAGGGCCTGTGACATACAAAGGCATCACTATCCCACTTCAAATAGAATACGAAGAAGGTTACGATGAAGGTCAGCACCCTTATCTGTGTTTCTTTGATCAATACTATCTCGAAGGACCAAGTAAGTTTTTTGGTGGTGCCCCTCGAGAAATTGAATCATATTATAACACACCAATATACGAATACAGCCAAGTACATAATAAAAGTGCAGAACCGTTAAGTAAAGATATTTTTAACCAGTACTTAACACATTGCCAATATTTTTGGTTTAAGGGCCTTAGTTTCCAATCTGCACAGCCTTGGATTCCGGGAAACGTTATAGTATTTGACGCTGTAAGATTACATTGTGCAAGTAATTTTAAAACTCAAAACATTAAAAGAAAGATAGGCATTAGTATGTTTACCTACTTGGGAGAAATGCCAAAGGATCAAGTTTATGCTAAACAATGATTACGCTTACGAACTTGGTGTTGATCTTGATATGGAATATCTGAGAAGATTAGTTCTTGAAACAGAACATCCTACAGTTGACGGATTACATCCGCATCAACGCCTTGTTGAGCTTGATGATTATATGCGTTCACTAAAAGAACGTTTTCCATTCTTAAGTGCTATGTATAATATATACGACTGTCGCCCTGGAGTAGATATACCATTGCACATTGATGCAGCAAGAGATTGTGCGTTTAATATTCCTATTACAGGAACTGAAGATTCTCATACTATATTTTACAAATTAAAAGACAATGAAGAATCTGAATTTCTGCCAACCCGAGTCTATAACATTATTAAGTCCCCAGTTGAAGAAACTTTTAGATTTACGCTGACTTCTCCTACGCTGATAAACAATACTGTACCACACGCAGTTAAAAACGGAAACCAGCGTCGAGTAATCATCAGCTGGAGTGTAAACAAGAACCACTCTTTTTCACAAGCAAAAGAGTTATTTAATAAAGCTATTAGTGGGGATGTTGCAACCTTGCAATAGCCTTTGCTACGTTGACTGAATTAAAAGGAATATTCATAATTAAATGGATACTGTCATTAGTCCAGCTAATTGTTCTATGAGTTTTACGTGTGTTAATATAATAAGCACGACCCATTTCAATAGATAGTTTTCGATCAGTATCGATAAGCCAGTCGTATTGCAAAGGTGCGCAGTTATTTAAAAACACTGCAATCCTAAAACTTTCACGAGGCATAGTAGGATGATCTCGATGCGGGACAAAATAACCACCAATATTTGATTTAATTAAAAATGTTCTGCCGATAGGTTGAAATTCGTCAAGCAACGGTTGTAAACTTTTACATTGATCGTAGACCACTGTCTTTTCTACAAAATCATTTTCGCTTAATCTTCGACCAGCTTCCATACTTGCTTGCGGAAGACTGGGATTGTCTGTGTGGCTTTTACCAGGTAAGTTTGAAAGCACTAACCCTTGTCTGTTATTAGGTTTGTCAGTCCTTGGCAAATAGTCAACCCAGTCGTTGTCAAACTGAGCAATTTCTCGCATAAACTGTCCACAATTAATTTTAATATTCAATGGCTCAAAATCACCAAGATTTAGCAATGCTAATTCATTAGCAACCGTTTCGAGTGTAACTTGACTAACATCGAATTTAGGGGCTTTGCCGCTATGTCCAGGCGGAACTACTTTATTTGAATCTGTCATTCAGACCTCCTTATAAGTAATTTATCATCGAATACTTGGATGGTCTATTTTTTCTGTTATCGGATCTTCTAATAGTGTGATCAGTATTTGATAAGTCGAAGCCCATTTCAACACCGTCTTTTATAACTTTTCTAACTTGTAAAGAGTCTGGGGTAGCATATCCAAACCCAACTGAAATAATTGCAGTATGGTTAGGACGATTTAATCGATCAGCAATTTCCCTTCCGCCAAGTGTTCCGCAAAATCCTGTTCTCACACCCAGCTCTTCTGCTTGACACATAGCCATGGTAGCACTGATAATACAGTCATTATTAGTTCGTAACCATTCGCTTTCACCGTAAGGATTACGTGTTGCTGGTTGAGTTTTACCTAACCAGACAATAACAATAGGTGCTAACATTTGTCCGTTATAACGTCTTGGGCCAGGGCCGGGTGCTGCTCTTACTTTGTTAAGGCATGCAGTATTCTCCCAGAACAAATATTCTTTAAACTCTTTTCCTTCTGTGGAATCAGTTAATACATGCATTTCAAAATCGTGATGACCTTGTTTACTTGGTGCTTGATATGCACATTCCAGAATAGTTTCTAACTTATCAGTTTCAACTTCAATAGGATCCCACCATTTGGCAGTGAATCGTTTCTCAAGATGATTATGTAGATATTCTTTCTTAGGACCATCTACAATTGATTCAATCAGCAACTGACAATCATTATAGATCTTAGTAACCGCTACTTGTTCAACTTCTTGATTAGTTATCACCTGTAGTGCAATAGCTTGCTGAGATGTATATTGTAAATTTTTAAAAATGTAGTTTACAATTAAATCTCTTAAAAAATGATGAGCAGTGATCTCTTTTTGTTTATTACCAACAAGTGCCGACTTGTCACCTTTCCAGTATCTGCTACCCACAAACATCATACGTTCGTTATTATCTAACTCAAGGTCTTCAAGATACGCATTAATGACAATTTTTATGTCGCGGCGACAAAAATCAACAGACGGAACAGTTTGCGGAAATCCTTCAAATCCCAGTGTTTGAGTCTGCGTATTAGCATTGATAAATGCCATTGTTTCTTCTAAACAAAAATCCTTATTAGCAAGTAACATATTGTAAGCAGTAGTATACATAAGTTTAATCTTCCAAAGAATCAACAAACGCTGTTATGGTATTCCAATCAATATGCATAGGTATTTTAAAACACAAAAATATACATTCTTCGTCGTCAATCTTACAATCTTGATGCGGACATAGCCCATCAATAACAGTGGGCTTATCAACTACTACTTCATCAACAAACGAATCCATTAATGCTAAGTGTTCAATTGGGTCTGGCAATTTCCCTAATAAGTGTGGTCGGCCTCGTACCAACGGAACTTTGTATGAATAAAATTTAGTGATGAACGAACCAACAATTGGAAAAATAACCATTCCATTACACGCCGGAAATATATGTGGGCCGCTTGAATTAACTACAGAATTGAATGCAACAGTACCCGTATGCGGTGCACCAAAGATTTCTAAAATATCAAACAATCGTAATATTTCAGCATTTTCTAAAATTTCATCAAAGTCAAGTTCAAGGAAACCACCTTTTTTAGCTGAGTCTCCGGACTTATATTCGTTATATAATGCCAATAGTGATTCTTTGTTGTAATCAATGTTAAATGTTTTATACATGTTGTGTTCCTTAAAAATATTTATCTAAAATTTTTTTTGGGTAAAGACTTTACTTCTCCCACAAATTATGCTAAAATACTATAGTGATTCTATTTATATGCCCATGCAAGTTATAAAACTAAACAATGAAAATATAGAACTGTTGGTTAAGTTCTGCGACAAAGCAAGACTGGCAGGTTTTTCTAACAACACCTCGCCAGCAAAAATGAAGTTCAACGGGCACCAGGATATGGCGCACCCTCCTGAATTTTGGGGATTGTTAGTCGATGGTAACCTTGCTTCGATTAGCGGTTGCCATAAATGGCCTGACGCTGATAGAAACTATACCACAGTGCGATGTTTGTTTAGGAGTGCTACTCTACCCGAATACGATCACTTGATTCCGGGGCTGAGTAAGAATCATATGAACAGTGTACCTTTTAGTATTTTACTACCTTATCAGATCCAGTATGCATTAGATAACAACTGTAAAGATTGGTTAATAACTACAAGCCACGGGGATCATGATGTTAGTGGGAAAATGAAACGCACCCACCGTGCATTACAACTGCTTGAAAAAAGAAACATTGTTAAATTTCACAGAGAATCAATTGTGTATCATATACCACAAACTTTGTGGAGAATTAATTTAACTCAGTATCATAATGCGCTATGTGCATTTCATTCATCTCGAGAGCGATTAGGTATAGGACTTGACGATGAATATTACAATATGATTAAGAATGGATTTGTTAGTAGGCCTTTGGAATAATCTTGCAGCCTGCGCTTTTTCTACCTTTGTAGATATACCAATTATTCCATAACTCAACGCAGTCGCCTGTTGGTAACCATGTGTCACCTATGATCACACTGTTGCCTTTTAAGAATAATTCTCCGTTAACAATTTTAGTATCAGCCCAGCAGGTATCGCCAAGCGGTACACCTTGATCAAATACTGTTAACTCATCACCCTGTGCAAATTTGTGATTAATAATGATAGGCCCTGCTTCAGTCATTCCGTAATTCATTATAAAATTTACTCCGCGATTGATCCAAAATTCTACATGATGTTTATAAACACAGTCACTGCCTGCAACTGTTAAGCGTAGATTGGGTATGGCTAACTCTGAGTTGACTTTGATCAACGCATCTATATGTACCGGAATTAGATGTGTAACGGTGATGTTATGTTGCTGTAGTAATTTAAAAAAGTTAAATGCATTGAACTGCTCTATAAGATTGTATGCACCGCAGAGCAACCCTGCAATAGTTTGGGCACTTAATCCGCCTGTGTGATTTAGAGAGCATACAGTTAGTATGCGGTCCTGATCAGTAATCTGTTGGCATTCTATAGCATTCTTTGCATTAGCCATGATCATTCGTTCGGGCATAAAGAGTTGTTTTCGAATACCTGAGCTACTGCCACTACTAAACAATGTGATTCCAAATTCGTCGGGCAATGTAACTGGTAATTGTACTAATTCTCTTTTAAACTTAGGCATAATAGCCACGGCTTTATTTAAACTTGCAGCCTTAAGAACGTCAAGTAACACAGTCCAATCGGTAGCGTAGCTTACTGGCACATACTCTCGTTCAATGACCATATCATATAACTGTTGGTAAGTTAGATTGTTGATGGCTAATTTATGAGAATATTTTTGAACAGTGGAGGTAAAGGTCTTAAATAGCATGAGCGAAATATTTATAGGTATTACAGTGGACGTATTTTTTATTAGTTTCAAAGAAAGCAACAGTGAGATAAACTGGCAACGTACAAAAGAATTGCATCCAGATGCAATACGATTACACGGGATAAAGGGCATAGATAACGTACATTTGTTGTGCGATGATCTATGCCAAACTGAATTCTTTTGGACAGTTGACGGAGATAATTGGCTTACTCGCAAATTAGAATATGATGAACAAATTGACAGTGATTTAATAATGTTCAAAGCTAATGATCCGTTACACAAAAATTTAACCCTGTTAGGCGGAGTTAAATTATGGAGGAAAGGTAGCATTATAAATCGGGATATGAGTAAGGGTGATTTTAGTCTAAATGCAACACGAAGCAAAGTTGTTATCGATCGAGCATATTCGGACACAATCTATAATAAGACTCCGTATGACGCATGGAAGACTGCTTTTAGACACTGTGTTAAATTGATGAGCGTGATATTTCGATCCAGACCAAATGCTAAAAACATAGATGTGTATATTGATCAATGGAAGGCCTGCGAGCATATAACAGAATTAAATGCAATCTGGGCATATCAAGGATACGTTGACGCTAAAGAATATGTTGAACAATTTGATAACAACTTAACAGAGCTGTATAAGATAAACAATTACACATGGCTCGAAAATTATTTTAAGGGCAAGCATGGGACATCTTAAAGACGCAAAGACAACGTATTTTAAACATTTTTTGTATGCCAGCTATTTTAATTTAATAGCAATCGGTATAGTTGTAACTGGAATAATACATAGTGTATTTCCATTTTGGTTCAAGTATACACCATACAACTTGGCTAAGAAAATTGTAGACGGGACTGAAAGGCATTTTAAACATGATTGAAAAAATTGAAGGTAAAGACGTAAACTTCTCGTCAGTAACTCGACACATCCCCGAAGTGATGAATGCACTTTACGATAGAGAAGCATTTTCTATTGTCACACTTGAAGAAATAAGAGACGCATTCCGAACTAAACAGATGCAGAGTAAAGCCTGGATGATGGGTAAAATTAAAGAACTAAACTTGGACAGCAATAGTCGAGTATTGGTAGTAGGATCCTGGTTAGGATTTACCAGCTATTGTCTTTTTAAATTAGGTTTTAGTAATATTACAGAAACCGATCCTGATTCAAGATTAGAAAAATTAGCAATACACTTGAATAGAAAAAATCCTAACTTTAAACATCTATCGGAAGATGTTAATGCTATCGATCTTAACGGCTACGATTTAATTATCAATACCAGTTGCGAGCACATTGCTGATAACTCTTGGTATGACCGTATTCCTACAAGTGCAAAAATTGTTTTACATAGTAATAATCTTGAAGGATACGATCATGTTAATACATGTGAATCTGTTGAAGATATGAAAACTAAGTATCCGATGGAGTTCGACTTTGCTGGCGAGCTTGATCTCGTGCAGTATTCGAGATTTATGTTGGTGGGTAATCGACGCACATGACCACATGGATGCGCTCATCAGTTAATGAGCCATTGATTGCAGTGTGTTTCTTTGTTGTATCGGTCCAATAAATTACACCTTCTCTCAAGTGATGACATTTGTGTATATGTGGCCAAATCATCCAAGAGTGAAAGTTTGTAACTATGGGAATATGAATACGCGAAGTAAAATCGCTATGGACGCTATAGCTACTCTTAGTAGTCATCCCCATAATTCGAGTTCTAAACCCGCCGTACTTTTTAATATATTTTTCAAGTAAAGAACCTTTGAGACTGGGTTGGATATGAACATAATCATTTTCTAATTTGTCCTCAAGATGTTCTACTTGTCCAACTCCCGTATGCCAGTCCTCAACCCCCTCTACCTTAGTTTGTAGAATGACTTGATTTTCTTGGTTTTTATGAACCAAGTATATATCCATTACTTCTTTTTTAAGTGCTTCAAGATCGTTGAAGACTTCTAATACTCGTATAGTTTCCATGCAAATATTTAGTTAGATATATAACATGTATGGAAAATAAAGAATACAAAGTTGTCCCGTTTACTAAATTGAATGCGCCAGGACACTATATTAAGACTAAGGTAGTTCCGTGGTGCGAAGAAATATCAATCGAGTCACATCCTAATCCAGCTAAGGGCAGTCCCGCAGCCTATAATATGGGCGCATTGAATTGGATGGAGCGAGAAGAAACTCTGGCTAACATATTGTGGAATAAAAAGAGATTCTATAAGGGTAACGGGCAATATTATTTTTTAGAGAACAACAATAGTATAATTGCCGGTTCTGGAATTCATCGTTCTGAATTCTGTCCCGAAATTGCCTTAGGATCTGTTAGAACATTTGTTAACAAAGAGTATCGAAGTCATCGTCTGCTCGGTGAAATATTGTGGCCAGCGCAATTAGCATGGGCAACACGAAACAATTACAAGATGATCATGCTCACTGTTAACAAGTATAATCGTGGAATTCTAAATATTATTAAGAGAACCGGCTTAGGTCATCAAAAAAACAGAACAGATAAAATGTTTTTCCATAATGGGGTATTCGAAGTGCCATTTCCTATAGAGATAAAAGGAATAACTCAGTGGGCCATTTGTCATAGAATCGACGAGCAGTATGTGTTTGATTGGGAATCTATTAAATCTCAAGAAGAAAAAAATCCAGTGCTACACAAACTAACATAAAAATACAGCGGTAAATTTGTAGATAAATACTGCTATGAAACCATTCTCAGCAACTGCAAATACCATTAACAATGTTCAAATAACAACAGGCATCTTGTCTATAATGGGCATGTTCTATTTTGATTTTACATTGATACAGATGTTGATTTCATTAGTATTTTTTTACATTTATAGTATCTTAGGGATTAGTATCACATTACATAGGTACTATACCCATAAAAGTTTTGAATTTATACATCCTGTGTTAAAATGGTTATTTACGTTCTTTGCTTGCCTCGCTGGTAGAGCAAGCCCATTAGGCTGGGTATATGTTCATAGATTGCATCATGCATATAGTGACACAGACAAGGACCCCCACACTATTGGATTTAAATTGTTTAAGTTTAACTTTAAACACATAGAAGCAAACAGCGGAAAGATGAATGTATTCCTGGTTAAAGATTTAATGTCTAAGGATCAATTGTTTGTTCATGATTATTATTTTGCTATAATTTTAGTATGGGTATTGGCCATGTCTGCAATCAGCGTTGAATTAGCTTACTTTGCGTGTATACTACCAGTTTTTATAGTCCAACTAAGTCAGAATAGCTTTAACTATTTTGCGCATACCGTTGGTTATAGAAATTACGAAACTAAAGACAACAGTACTAATAACGTATTCCTTTGGCCACTGATCATGGGGGATGCGTGGCATAACAATCATCATGGTAACCCGTTGTCCTCAACTACACACGTGAAGTGGTGGGAAATTGATCCGGCACAATATATTATTAGGATAGTTAGCAAATGAAGCAATACTTGTATCCAAGAGAATGGTTTTTTATACTAATGCAAGTAATTGCCTGTGGTGCAACCCTGTGGGCAATATTTAATTCCGCCGGTCTATCCTATTGGGCATTATCATTGTTAGGGTATTTTTTAATAACCTGTCTGGGCATTACTGTTACTTTTCATCGATTGCTTACACACAAATCATATACACTCTGGAAACCTCTTGAGTATCTGTTCAGCTACTTTGCCAACATTGGTTGTACTGGTAGCAGTGCCGGTTGGGTATTTGTGCATAAAATGCATCACAGATATGCAGATAAACCCGGTGATCCTCATAGTCCTGTAACCTTAGGACCTATTGGTGCAATCATAGGAGACTACAGCGTAGATTTTAATAAATGGATTGTTAGAGATATTATTAATGACCCGGTACATAGATTCTTACACGAATATTACATAGGTGTAGTATTAGTTACACTTGGACTTTTATTAGCAATTGATCCTATGATCGCTATATATCTATACCTGATCCCAGTATTCATGAATACCATTGCATCAAGATTTAGCAATTGGATAGATCATGATCCTAAGTTTGGTAAAAAGGTTGTTAAGAATTCTGATCAGTCACATAATGTTTGGTGGTGGGCACTCTTGACATTCGGGGAAGGATGGCATAATAATCATCATGTACGCCCCGGCGATTATAGAATAGGCCAAAAGTGGTGGCAGTTTGATCCGGGTAGATATGTAATAGAACTACTAATGCTACTGCGTCTTGCAAAAAATGAAAGAAAATAATGGATACGGAATTAAACGGTATTGGCAAAGATAAGTGGATTAAATATCATTTTAATGGTAACACTACAAGAGTAAATCCTAAGGATAACTTTGCTGTTAAACTTACAAAAAAATCAACTGCATCGTTATCCTTTGATAAAGCCTGCGAACTTGTTGCAGAAGAGCTTTACGAGATTAACAAAGGTAAAAAAATCTTTGTGCCTATGAGTGGGGGTTGCGATAGTGAAACTGTCGCAAGAACACTTAAAAAAATGAAAATAGAATTTACTCCTATCATACATGAAATATGGGGTGCAGGCTTTCCGTTAACCTATACCGACAGCTGGTGGGCATATAGGTGGTGCAAAGAAAACAATCTCGAACCTGTTGTAAAAGATATAACTACATTAGAATTATTTGCCGAAGTAAAACCATTTATTGATAAAATAAAAGGACGTAAACTTTACCCTGCACAAAACATTTGTTTGGCAGAGTATGCAAGAAAGCATGACGGCATAGTCATTAACGGACAGGCCTTTCCAGAATACTTTCCTGATCATACATTAGATTATCTGATCGATATAGTTAGGGATAAGGGCTTTTATATGCCCGACGGTAGCTTACGATCTGGTTGGTTATTACACGAAGATGATTTCTATATAGATATGCATAATCCAGGTTACCACACGTATAACTTTTTAAGTTGGACTCCTGAAATTGTACTGTCATATGTCAAGGCCAGAGATATGACACTATCCAGTGAAGAGAATAAATTTAAAATTATGAACTGTTTGCCTCGCCCTAAGATAGGAGCGCCTGATGCAGTTTGGTATCTATTAAGAGAATATCAAAATAAGATTAAACGCAAATACGGAACCAGTGAATTATCCTTCATTGGCACACACGAAGAAATGTTAGGAATTTTGGAATAATATGTTTTTAGGGCATGTAACTGATTTTAAAGAAGGCACTTATACGCCTATAGAACAATTAGACAATAAGTACGTATTGGTAAAATCGAATAATCAATACAAAATTATTTCTAATGTATGTCCGCATCAGCGGAGTATTATATCAACGAAGTCGGGAATAGGTAGCAGAGTATGCCCCTATCATAATTGGAGTTTTACTTTAGAAGGTGCTCCTATTAAGTCAGGCCGTACAGAATACTACTGCAAAAACGAAACAGCTTTAGAAGAATTACCTGTCTACGAATGGAATGGGTTTTTATCAACTGCACCCATAGCCTGCAAAGAACTTGAGTTTGTAGATTTAACTAACCTAAAATTAGTCGAAAAGAGAATTGATCTTGTTTCTGCTGTTCCCGAGAATATCATGGACTTGTTTTTAGATGTAGATCACATAGCTACAATTCATGCAGGAGTCTATGACCAAATTGGACTATCTAACATCAGTGAGGTTGACTGGGTCTACTACGATAATCGTAGTTTGCAGCTGGTAAGAAAACACGATGGATACGGTGCTGCATGGTTAGCAGTTTATCCTGAAACTATGATAGAGTGGCAACCTGGAGCAGTTTTTATTACTGTTGCTATTCCCAACAGCACTAATAGTTCACGAGTTGTAGTTTACAAATATAAAGACTTGTCTGATCTAAAAAACAGCTACGCATTGAATCAACAGGTATGGGAAACAGCTTGGGCACAAGATAAAGAACAATCCCAAATGTTAACTGAGTTTGCTCAAACTAATCTTGAAGAATCTAAATATCATTTTAGATCATTTCTTAACCGTTGACATTTTCATAAAACCGTCTAACCTTTCCAGGTTCTAATTTTAAATGATCTATTAGTTCATAATACGGAATACTTATTCCGTGTTGTCGATATGGCAATGGAGTTTGTAACCAATCAAGATTTTCAAATCCGACATATTTAGGAAAATACAACAACTGATCTTTCCAGTATTTTCCGTATATTAATGGTTTAATGTAATAATCCCATCTATCTACTGTTTGCAATTTAACGCCGGGTTTGTGTAGACCGTTGCCGTCAAAGTAGGCATGCGAATGAAGTGCAGCTTTAAATGTATCATCAGTAAGAATGCTTAATAAGAACTCTGGAGTGTCTCCGTAAAATATAACACGACCTGGCCTATCCACTAATTCAAATGCTCTATGTCTTACTACTTCGGGTGAGTTATAACTTATAAAATAAAAAAATTGTTTACGCTGACTAATGTGAATAAATGGGTCGTGCGCCATTTGTATCAAATCTTGATCTTCCGGCAACATAGTTAAAAACTTTTTCCAGAGTAGACTGTACTTATGAATGCCAGTACGTTCGTTTTCTTCTTCAAGATCGGGACGTATAGTATCTATATCAATGTCTACTATGTTAGTTTTTATCTGATACTTAGCATCTACTAATTTTAAATTTTCATATTCAAAATCGTTATAGCCTGGCAGATACATAAAATATGTATCGATTGGAATCCCTTGCGAATGGAAACTATGTAATACACTTTGGCTGTCTAAACCAGAACTTAAACTGAGCATCAGTTTAGAGTTGGACTGAGCCAATTCGACTGCACGTCGATCGTTTTCTTCTTTCATGTTCCCGGGAACACGGCCACACGATTTAAATTCGAAATAGAATTTTTTGTCATCAAACCCGTAGTTCATAAATACCTCTATATTAAGCAACTATTTACACTAAAATAATATGACAAATAAAAAAATAGGTTATGAGCACTTTTACAAAGACTCAAGAGGCAATAGAAGACGTAGTGGCATCTTTGCACCGGGCATTGATAGATTCATTCTAATAGACGACTACGACTTTTGGATGACAATGGAAACTGCTGAACTTATTAGCTCTAAACTTCCAACTGTGGCATACATTCTTCCTCCAACTGACTTCGAATTAACTAACGACAACTGCATCGGATACACTATCTTTAACAAGACACGTCAACGAATTGGTCCAAGTCTTATATCAGTTGCTCGACAAAACCCGCAATTAAAATTCTTGTTCGACTATACTAAGATTACATTCTCTGATATACCCGAAGACTACAAGTCAGAAGATCGTCGAGACATGCTGACTAAATTACAAGAATGGGCAAGCTATGTACACAATCTTGTCTATGTGATTAACATGACCGAATCACTGTTTAATCCCTTTAACAATAAAACGTTTGTTCAAAACTATACACGACCAGAATGGCTTGCAGGATTAAAATCTAAAGTTGATAGATCTGCAACAGACAACGGAGTATTCTTCGAAATACGTCATGCACTCTACATGGCAGATTCTATTGAAGATGCTGAACAGCAGATATTAGATATATGGAAGTGTCATTATCATGAGCAGCAGTACATGTTACACGGATTTTATAAAATATGGAACAGGCCTGTTCCCGAAGAACTTGCTGATGTAGCAACCTATAAACCAGAAACTGTATCAACTTTTATTGTATAATATGCTCAATCTTAACGACACACTTTACTTTTCCAGTATTAGTTTTAACTCTTACTACAATGACGTATGGAATAACATATATCAAGAATGTGATACAGGCGGCAAGTTCTATATCAACGTAGCTAAAAGATTAAACCCTTGCAGGTTTGTTACACGTCACGGTGAATGGAGTTTGCCTTGGAAGCAAGAACTAATTCCAGGATTCGAAATGCCTGCATACGATCCTTCATTTAGCAAATCCTTTAGTGAGATAACAGATACTAAAGCACTATCTATTAAACAGCAAATACAACAGGGAAAAAAGTTTGCAGTCATGTACTCGGGAGGTATTGACAGCACTGTTATCATGACAGCACTGTTGAAAAACTTAACTGCTGAGGAACTTAGAGAGATCACAATCTGCGCCAGCACTGAATCAATTATAGAAAATCCTGTATTTTGGAAAAAGTATATCTTTGAAAAATTTAAGATTCTTGATTCTAATAGCAACAAATATGATGACTTGATTGAACAAGGTCTTACGCCTATTACTGCCGACGAGGGTGATTGTATATTCGGTACCGTGTTCGGACTAACACTGTATAATCACTACGATTATTACATCCAAGACATGGATAGGTCAGTTCGCATTAACCTACGTAATTTAAAATATAAAATTAGTGATCCCAGTGTACATTTTAGTGTTTACAAAGAGTTGATAATTAAACATTTGAGCATTGAAGGTGACAACACCTTTGGTAGATTACTCTACGAAAAATATGCACACAACATTAAAACTTCTAATGTGCCTGTGCATAGTCTACATGATTTTTTCTGGTGGTTAATCTTTAATGTTAAATATCTCAACTGTGCTGTAAGAGGTGCTCTATATTATAACGATCGAGTAGAATGGAAAACAGCTATCGAAACTGTAGTCAATTGGTACAGTGATCCAGAATACCAACTTTGGTCCATGGTCAATAATAACAATGGACAGAAAATAAACTATACATTGGCATCTTATAAAAATGCTGCCAGACAGTATATATGGGATTTTGATAAGAACGATTGGTACAAGAACTTTAAGATTAAACTTGAATCAATGTGGACCATTGCTCATCAACAGAATGTAGACAAAGTCGAACTTGATCGAAGACCTGTAGCCAGAGTAGGCTTGACAAAAGACTACGAAATGCTATATATTAACGATCCTGGGGTACAGGATTTCTTTAAACATCATTTAAAGAACTTTAAAATTAATTGGACAGACAACTGAGGAAACTATGAAAAAAATTATTGCAGCCTTGATGGCTACATTTGCACTTTCGGCTATTGCTAAAGAAAACATTACTATTGTCTATGCGTGGGGGCCGGGCGACTCTGTTGCTAACTACCATAGAACACTTGCTAACGAAGCAAATAAGATTCAAGACAAATACAACTTTATGTTTGACACACGACCAGGAGCTGGTGGTGCCATTGCTGTTAATCATGTATTGAACACTCCTAATACTGTATTAGCACACAGCACAGCATTCTTTGTTCGACCTGTAGTTTATCCTAACGAAAGTTACGACTTGACACAGTTAAAAGAACAGTATGTTCATTGTATGGCACCAATGGCAGTTACATCATCTAAGTTTACCGCATGGAAAGATGTTTCAGCTGACGCTAAGGTCAGTGTTGGTATTTCAGGTCTCGGAGTCACAACACATTTGGCAGCATTGCAGTTACAAAAGAAATACGCTAACTTAAACATCATCCCGTTTAAGAGTACTAATGACAGTATGCTTTCTATGGTATCGGGTCAAACTGATTTCCATATTGGATTTATTTCCGAAGCTGAACAGTGGAGCAAGGAAAATGCCAAAGCGGATCGCAAAGTATCCGTGTTAGGCATTACTGGTAACAAG